CTCTACGTCATCATAATCTAAGTATATCTTGTTTTTAAATTTCATATTAAGTTCCTATTGCATTACCAAACAGATACACATGCATACGACCTGAGACATTATACCCACGCTCGAATGCCATACGTGCTACGTCACCAGCATCTTTCTCTTGCTCTTCTAAACGAGCACCGGTTGGCATAATCCAGATAGGATACTTTACACCAGCCTCACGGAACAATGCGATGACCTCATCGAGCTCCTCCCACTGCTCCTTCTCAGGACCGACAACAAACTTTAATTGACCTCTAGGCGATACATCATAGTATGACTTAACAATCTCTGGCTTGATAGCTTTCTCACGCTTCTCACCAGCTACAGTCCATAGCTTAGGAGATACAGAGAAGAATGCTTCTGGCTTAAACAGAGGTGACTTAACTAGCTTAACAAAGTCAGCTGACAGTACCTGTGTACCATTAGTCTCCCATGTAATCGACGAAGGTAGGTTCTCTGCAGCGTTATAAGACGTCTCTGCAATAGGTCCACCTGGCATAATAGTCAATGCATCATAGATATCAAGGAAAGCCATTTGAGATAGTTTCATCAAAGGCTCACCACCAGTAATGCACAAATGGTTATGATGACCAGACAAAGGATGGCGGAACCAACCTTCAGGGTTATGTTCATTCTTCATAATGTCTACGAGCTTCTGAGCCAGCTCAGATCCTGTAGCTTGACCCATCAAGTGTTTGTACTTCTTAGACCAGGTGTATGATGAGTCACACCCTTTCTCCCACACAGGAAGATCTTCCACCCGCTCGACTTTAGAAGCATCAAACTCTGCATAAGGTAGTTCGTATGTATCAGGCTTAGTCGGAAACTTCTGACCAAAACCATCACATTGTAAGTTACATAGGAAGAACCTAATCCAGGCAGTAGGGACACCAGTATAGTGCCCCTCGCCTTGAATGCTGTGAAAGATTTCACTATATGTGTATTTCTTATCCGTCATGTGTTCTTGCCTTCTCTACACTATATCCATTACCATTAGGAAGCTCTGTCCAGATGATAGTATCACCTGGCTTCCAGTTCATAGTATCCAACAAATCGTCAGGAAACTCAAGGAATAATTCCCCGCTTGAGTCTGCTTGAACAGTTAGAAACTTTTTATCGAGAATAGCTTTAACCATGATATCTCCTAAGCATTATAGATGGCGCTGTTAGCTCCATGCTCTGCACATTCAACAGATACAACCCAACAACGATTGTCTGTCATTTCTCTCACTAGCTTATCTGCAAAGTCATACGCATGCTTTGCAAACATCTCTACACCCACACCATCTAAAACTGTTAGTTCAGCAAGACCATTACTTGCAAGAAACTCAAACTTTGCAAGGTGTGGATCAGCTTCATCTAATACAACCTTATGATCAAATGTATCTTCTAGCCAAGCCTTCAGTGGCTTGAGACCACCAAAGTCTACGACCCAGTTACGCTCATCAAGCTCGGATGCATGAAATGTAAACTTAAATGCAAGAGAGTATCCGTGTAAGAACTTACAATGGGAGTGAGCGTTTGGCTGTCTAAAGCAAGCGCTGAGGCCAATGTTATGGCCATATGTTTTTGTACTACAATAAGGCATATTGAATATTTCCTTCCAGTTTCTTAATTCCTAAAGCCCAATTCTCTGCTGCATCCTCAACATAACCTATAGTTTTGTTAGGAAAATCCTCTTCAAAGAACTTAACATCATTATCATCAAAATACTTAATAAAAGCAACCTCTTCTTTGAAGTCCATCCACACTTCGGCATATCCTTTACCAAAGTCTGAATAATAGGTTGAGATCTTTCTTTGACGACTTTCTGCAGACATTATACTACTCCTTTATGAAATTGACAACGGTTGGATAAATTTTAGCTATGGCCTGTGCAACTGCTAGTGCAAGGTCCATATGCTCTTGCTGCGTTCCATTAGCGGAACGAAGTTCGATATAATGAATCCATGATCTAATAGTACCATTCACGTACAATCTAGAAACTGTATTTCCTTCTGGTAAAATAGCTCGGGCTTGTTCTTTAGCAATGCCATTTTGAATTGCCCAATCATATGTCATCTTCACCATTTCAATAATGGCAAGTTGTTTGTTTGCCCACTCATCTTCCAAAGCAGGATCTTCATTCTGAATACTATTCTGGCGATTCTTAGGATCCTGCAGACGAGCTTCACGGATCACAAAATCATCGTTAAGATCGCGTATGTCAGCATACCGCTGAGAAAACTCTTGGAATGAGAATGACCGGTGACGGAGGAGTTGTCTTGCAATGTCTCTTGTTGTTTCAATTTCAATACAGGCGCTTGCCATTTCGAATGGTGACCAGTGCTTGTGTTTGATGAGATAGTCAAGTAGCTTTGGTGTTGTCTTTGTGTTAGCCTGGTTGACTGGATTGGAGACACGGGCGGCAAAAGCGATGAGGTCTTGGATGTTGTCAAGCCCCTGCGATGCAAGTTCGCCAGCGTGGATTCGACCTGTGGGTTGACTATAGGAAATAAGCTTTGCATGCATTAGCCCTGACCTCTTGATTTCTTATAGCTACGTTTCTTTGATTTATTCATAGAAGATGTCTTGACATTACGTCTGCCAATAGAAGTCTTCTTACTGTTTGTCATACCTTTCATAGTACCTCACACTTGTTTGACCCAGATTAAGTCTGGTCCTGTTTCATATTCTTCAATAGTTTCTTTTACGGCTTGTTGAACCCAGCTTTGGTTAATGTCGTGGCCGCATATGTAACCATTAGGTTTAATTTTAGGAAGCCAATTTGTAATATCTCGTTTTACAGAGTTATACTGATGATCAGCATCAATAAACACAAAGTCTAGTGTTCCGTCATCAATATGCTTGTGAGCTGTAAACGTAGACTCTTTTAGTATAATAGACCTAGGATTACCTTTGAAGTCTTGTTTTAATTGATTGTACCACTCATTAAAGATCGGTTTATGAGTCCACATGTCAACGCCATATAGTGTAAGCTCTGGGCACGAAGCTAATAGATGACGGTATGTGACACCTTCATGCACTCCTAGCTCTGCACCAGCTGTAAAGTTATTGTCCTTGACTAAAGCCTCTAGCCACAGTTTTCTGTGATCGTCAGGATGCGCTACCATTGTTACTCCATCTTAAAGTCGTTAAATCTTTCTGCAGTCTTTGACTTATCGAATGCAGGTGTGTCATCAACAACCCCTTCTTCAGGGTTATCTACATCATACAACCTCATACGCGAACGGTCAATACCTAATACAAATCTTTTCTTAAAGTTAGGATCATTGTATCGATTCTTCAATTGCTTGACCATAACCTGTCCAAGCGATTCTAATTCTTCTGATGACACAAGAGCAAACATTAGATCTGCTGTCGCGGGTAGTCCAAAAGACTCGGACGTATCTTCAAGCCCAGGATCTGAGCTAGTAAAACCACTACGAGTCGTCTGCGTTGCAGATACGACCGGTACGTCAAACTCGACCGCAAGGCCACGTAACTCTTCAGCAATTGCTTTAATGTATGTGTAGGAATTGATCGACCCTCCCATGCCTTTCATACGAGATGAAGAACAGATATTGAGATAGTCAATAAAGATCATCTCTGGTACAAAGTTCTTCTTTAGTTTAAGTTCATTGAGCAGAGCTCTAAAATGGCCAGCGTGGGCAGCTCCAGTTGGATATTCTTTAATGATCAACTTACCATTGCTACCAGTAGCAATATCTTCTACCTTTGATGTCAACATAGGTTTAGATATATGCTGCAACTGATCTAATGGTATGTTTAGCAGGTTAGCGTCTATACGTTCAGCAATACGCTCCTCTGCCATTTCCATGGTAATATATAGGACGTTTCTACCCTGAGCTAATACATTACCAGCAACGTGGCACATAAACAATGACTTACCCACACCAGTCCCAGCAAGGCAGATGTTGAGAGTTTTATTAGGCAAGCCACCCTTTGTAATCCTATTGAAGTAATCTAGATCAAAAGAGATACGTTCCTCGTCCATATGATAGAAGTCATATCGTTGTTCTACATCTTCAATATAGTCGTGACCGACAGATGGATCAAATGTAACAGCCAAGGCCTTAGTCAATAGATCTGGTAAAGCATTCTTAGTAAGACTCTTAT